GATCCGTCTGGATCCATGGCACGTCCCGCCCCGCCTACACGGCCGGTTCTCGCTACAGCCTGCCGGATCGCATCCTCTACGAACCCGGCCAGGGCTATGCCGCCCTTGCCGAGTATTTCCCATCCTCACCAGCAAAGCAGAAGGCGGCGTAACCATGGCTGATCTTGGAAACGTTTTCGACCCAAACGAAGTCCCGGAAGATGATCGCAATTTCGAGCCGCTGCCGGCTGGCGAATATGTGTGTCAGGTGATTGAAAGCGATCTGGAGGAACTGAAGTCCGGCAAGGGTGACGCGCTCAAGCTGACAATCGAGGTCATCGAAGGGCCGCACGCAAACCGGCGCCTGTGGGATCGGCTCAACATCAGGCACGACAATGCCACCGCGCAATCCATCGCGCAGCGGGCGCTCGCGGACCTCTGTCAGGCGGTCGGCGTCGGCGCGATCCGCGACAGCGAGGAATTGCATTACAAGTCGTTCGTCGCGCGGATCGCCATCGAGACGGACAAGAGCGGGCAGTATGAGCCGCGCAACACGGTGAAGCGCTACAAGGCCCGCGCGGGCAAGCCGCCCGCCGCTAAGGCGGCGCAGCCGCAGCGTTCCGCGGCTGCGCAGCGGGCCGCAGCCTCGTCGACCGGCGCCCGGCCCTGGTCGCGCTCAAGCGCCCCGCAGCGGCCCGAGATCGACGACGATATCCCGTTCTAGCGCACAGGCGGCCGGCCGGAGTTTGGAGCGCTCCGGCCGGCCGCTCTCCCCATGCCTGACGACACGGAATCACGCGGAGCGCGCGGACAATGACCTATACACCATTGCGAGGCAGGAGAGTGACCCTCGACCGCGAGGCCGGCCCGTTCCGGCCCTGCCGCTACTGCGACAGCGCCGTTGCCGTCATTGCGGACGGCAGCGGTCCGCATCTCGCGGCGATCCGCTGCGCCGGCTGCGAGCGGCATCTGTCGTGGATGCCTAAAGCGGACCATGCGCGGCTGTGCGCGGAAGTGGGGGCGCGCTGATGGTGGCGATCCCCGCCCCGATCTCGCACACCGTCCTGGCGATCGACGCCGCGACTGCGGCCGAGGCGCAAGCCGACGCCTGGGACAGCGCCGGCATTCCGATGTCGAGCGTTGGCGACCCGTGCGACCGGGCGCTTTGGTATCTCCTGCGTTGGGCCGCAGAGCCAGAGCAGATGACCGGCCCGAAGGCGCGCCGGCTGCGCGGCGGGCGGATTTTCGAGCCGCTGATCCTCGACGGGCTCGCAATGACCGGCGCCGACGTGCGGCGCATCGATCCGGCGACGGGCAAGCAGTACGCGGTCGCGCTCGCAGGCGGTTGGCTGCGCGGGCGCATGGACGCAGTTGCTACCGGCATCATCGAGGCGCCGAAGGCCGAGCACGTCGTCGAGGGAAAGGCGATGAACGAACGCGCCTTCAAAGACTTGGAAAAGAAGGGGCTGCGGGATGCGAAGCACGATCATTATGCCCAAGTGCAGCTCTATATGCACGGAAGCGGCATACATCGCTGCCTCTACCTCGCATTATCAAAAAATACTGACGAGCTTTATGCGGAGCGGGTCGCCTATGACCCCGCGTTCGCTCTCGCCCTCGTCGCTCGGGTCGAGCGCATCGTTGCCGCGCAGCGACCTCCCGTCCGCCTCCATGACGACCCGTCCTCGAAGTCGGCGTTTGCCTGCCAATGGTGCCGGGCGCGGCCACAGTGTCACGAGGCGGCTTTCTCGCGGGCGAATTGCCGGACCTGCCTGCATTCATCCCTCGCCGATGGCGGGCGCGTGATCTGCGAGCGGGGGGGGCGAGCGCTGTCCTATGAGCAGCAACAGGCCGGCTGTCCGGCGCATCGCTACGTGCCCGACCTCGTGCCTGGCGAGCAGGTCGACGTGATCGGCGACGATGTCGTGATCTACCGCCTCGCGGATGGATCCGAGTGGCGCGACGGCGCGGGGGTGGCCTGATGCCAGACCTGCGCCCCTACCAACGCGAAGCGGTTGATTCCGTCCTGAAATACTGGTCCGAGGGCGGCGGCAACCCGCTCGTCGAGGCCGCAACCGGCGTCGGCAAGTCCGTGATGATCTCGACCCTTACGCGCGAGATCATGACAAGCTGGCCGGACATGCGCGTGCTTATGCTCGTGCACGTCAAGGAGCTGGTCGAGCAGAACGCGATGGCGCTCCTGCGCGACTGGCCCGGCGCGCCGGTCGGCATCAACTCGGCCGGGCTCGGCCGGCGGGACGAGCGGCACCCGATCCTGTTTGCGAGCATTCAAAGCGTGTTCCGGTCGGCGAAGCGGCTCGGGGCGCGCGACCTCGTGCTGATCGACGAAGCGCACCTCGTGCCGAAGTCGGGCGATGGGATGTACCGTCGCCTGCTCGATGATCTGAGAGAGCAGGCGCCCGACCTGCGGGTGGCGGGCTTCACGGCGACCGCCTATCGGCTCGACAGCGGGCGCCTCGACGTGGGCGACGATCGGCTGTTCGATCGCATCGTGTTCTCATACGGCATCGGTGAAGGGATCCGTGACGGGTACCTGTCGCCGCTGATCTCAAAGGCGACGCTCACGAAAATGGACGTCTCGGGCGTGGCGCGCCGGGGCGGCGAGTTCGTCGCCGGAGCGCTCGAGGCTGCGGTCGATCAGGAGGCGATCACCCGCGCGGCGGTCGACGAACTTGTGACGCTCGGCGCCGAGCGCAAGTCCTGGCTCCTGTTTGCCGCGGGCGTGGGGCACGCCGCGCACCTGCGGGACGAGGTTCGCTCGCGCGGCATCTCCTGCGAGATGGTGTCTGGCGACACGCCATCCGGCGAGCGGGACCGGATCATCCGCGACTTTCGCGCCGGCCGCATCCGCTGCCTGACGAACTGCGCCGTCCTGACGACCGGCTTTGATGCGCCAGGCGTCGACCTCGTCGGAATGCTGCGGCCGACGCTCTCGACTGGCCTCTATGTGCAGATCGTCGGGCGCGGGACGCGGCTCGCGCCCGGCAAAGAGAACTGCCTGATTTTGGATTGGGCGGGCAATGTGCGCCGTCACGGGCCGGTCGATGCGCTCAACGTGCGCGGCACCGGTGGCGGCACGGGCGCCGCCGTCACGGTCGACACGGTGCGGGCGAAGGAATGCCCGAAGTGTCAGACCATGGTCGCGCTCAACGTGATGACCTGCACGGCCTGCGGGCACGAATGGGAGCGCGACCTCACGCCGAAGCACACCGCCTATGCGGACGGCCAGCACGAAATCCTGAACTCCAATGAGCCGCCTTGGATCGACGTGGATCGAATGACTTTCCGGTGCTGGCGAAAGGCCGGCAAGCCGGACAGCCTGCGCGTCGACTTCTGGTGCGGCCTGACCTCTTACTCTGTTTGGGTTTGTCTGGAGCACGAAGGCTTGCCGCGCCGCAAGGCGGTGGAGTGGTGGGATCGGTTCGGGGGCGGTGTCTCTGCGCCTGCGGACGTTGAGGAAGCGCTGTGCCTTTCTGATTATCTTGTCTGGCCGGCGCAAATCCGCGCCCGGAAGAATGGCGATTGGTGGGAGGTCATCGGCTACCGCTGGCGGGCCGGCGGTGGCTGGTCCTACCGGGCCGTGCATCCGGACGAGGATGAAGAGGTGGCGGCATGACCCGGCGCCTCGACAACCCGGAAAGCTGCTTTGTGTGCCGGCGCCGCGCGGATGGCATCGGCACCGGCGGGACGCAAGAGGGCCGCCGCATCGGGTGGCTGTGCCGCGAGTGCGCGGACATCGGCGCCAAAGCCTACGCGATGCCGGCGCGGGCCTGGGACGAGTACGAAACCCGCGCTCTTGCGACCGCAGGCGCGGTGGCCGGCGCCTATCTGGAGCGGATCGGGCAGACCGACTTGGCCCGGCTCTATCCCGAAACCTGGGCCGAATTCCTGCGCGTCGCGCTCGACGCCTTCGGCAGCGCCATTCGGCGCGAGGTGTTTCGCGGCGCGGTGCGGGATGGGTTCGGGGCCGTGGTGATCGCCCCGGGCGATGAGCAATCAGAGATAGAGGACGCGGCGTAATGGTGGCACTTCCCGAGATTTTCGACGCAGCCGCGCACCAAGTCCTCTCAAACCTCGACCTCGCTCTAGACCTCGCCGCGCAGGGGGTGGCGGTGTTTCCCTGCCAGCCGGACGGCGAGGGGGTGAAGTGCCCCTATCCGGGCGTGTTCTGGCGCAATCAGAGCACAACGTCCGAGCACCGGATCCGGCAGTGGTGGGACCGCTGGCCCGACGCGCTACCCGCCATCGATCTCGCGAAGATTGGGCGCTTCGTGATCGACCTCGACGGGGCGGGCGGCCTGCGGGATTGGGAAACGGTTACGGCCGGCCGCGAGTGGTGGGCGCCGAGCATCGAGACGCCGTCCGGCGGGCGGCATCTGTGGTTCGCGCAGCCCGAAGGTGTGGTGCTCGGCAACGGGCGCGGCAGCCTGCCGCCCAAGGGAGTGAAAGAGGGAATCGACGTGCGCGGGGCGGGCGGCTACGTGATAGCGCCCGGCGCCGTGCTCTTCGACGGCCGGCGCTACGAACCGGACGGCGACGATTTCCTGTCCGCCCCGCCCGCGCCGGATTGGCTCGTCGGCATCCTGACGAAGGATCCGGCACCGCAGGCCGAAGGGGTTGCGCTGCGCACCGAGCCGGGCCCGCCCGTCTCGGATGAGCGCAAACGGCAATACGGTGAGAAGGCGCTGGCCGAGGAAATGCGAACGCTCGCCGCGGCGGTGCCGGGCGCCCGGAATGAGACTGCGAACCTCTGCGCCTTCCGCATCGGGCAGCTCGTCGGCGGCGGCTGCCTCACCGAGCGGGAGGCATACGCGGCCCTGCACAACGCGGCGGCGTCGTGGGGCATCCGGGCGAACGACAAGGCGCTCGGGCCGCGCGGGACGATCGCACGGGCGATCCGCGACGGCGCGCGCTCGCCCCGGGGGCCGGCCGAGGAACCAACGACCATCATCAGCCTGGCCCGGCACGTCGCCGAGGCGCCACCGCACGATCCTGAGACGGGCGAGGTCATCGAGGAGCCCGCGGCCGATGCGTGGGAGCTTCCAACGGGGTGGGAACAGGCGCCCGGCCTTGTCGGCGAGCTGGCGGACTGGATTTGCGCGACGGCGCGCCGGCCGCAGCCGGCCCTGGCGGTGGGTGCCGCGCTCGCGATCGTCGGCACGCTCGCCGGCCGGCATGTGGTAGGCCCGACCGGCTCGGGCACGCATCTCTACGTGGTCGGGCTCGCCCCCACCGGCGCCGGCAAGGATCACGCGCTACAGCAGACCATGGCCTGCCTCACGGCGGCCGATGCCGCGCACCTGATCGGGCCAAGCCAGTTCATCAGCATGCCGGCCGTCATCAACTTTTTGGTTCGGGCGCCTCTGAGCCTGTGCGCCATGGATGAGTTTGGCGCCTTCCTCAAGCGGATCAACAACAGGAAGGCGAGCGGCTTCGAGGGCGCGATCACGGGCATTCTGCGTACGGCCTGGGGCTCGTCCGGAAAGGCCATGCCGACGCCAGAATGGGCCGGCCGGGCGGCGCAGGTGATCCAATCGCCGGCGCTGTCGATCTATGGCGTCTCGACGGCCGAGGAGTTCTATTCGGCTTTGGAAGGCGGCGACACGTCGAACGGCGTGCTGAATCGGCTTCTCGTCATCGAGACGCGCCAGAGGCCGAAGGATCGGGCGCCGGCGGCGGATCCGCTCACCGTGCCGGCCGCTCTCGCGGACGCGCTGAAGGCCGTTCTGAACCGCGCCGGGCCGATGGTGGCGGCGCAGTTGCAGCGGTTCGACGTGGCGCCCCCCGTCTACCGCGTGCCGTGGGGCAAGGGTGCCGAGGCGGCGTTTCAAGACATGGTCGAGGAGATCTATTCGCTCTGCGACGGCAACGTGATGGCGCAGGCGTTCTATGCTCGCGCAGCCGAAACGGCGGTGCGGATCGCGACCATCCTCGCGGTCGGCGAGAACCCGAGCCGCCCCGTGGTGACGGCCGAGCTGTTCGCCTGGGCGCGGACATTTTCCATGTGGGCAGCCCGCAATCTGGAGCGCGGCGGGACCGAGCACATCTCGGACAGCGAGAACCAGACGCATGCCAATCTCGTGCGGCGCGCCATCCGCGAGAACGCCAAGCGCGACGGCACGGGCCGGATCAAGCACCGCGATCTGCTGCGCTGTCTCAATCACCGGATCAAAAACCGCGACCTCGTCGAGGTCGTGA